ATGCAGACAGACGTTAAATCCGCGCACGTAGAAGCGACAGGTACAGTGGTATCGGGGCGCAACCGCCTCAAGGCATATCATTGCATTTCTGGTGGAACAGCGGGGGATATTATTTTTCGAGACGGGGGTGCTTCTGGCACGATTCGCTTGCAATTTAATATTGGTACAGGTACACAACCCGTTTCATTGCTCATTCCCGGCGAAGGCATTTTGTTTACAACAGACATTCATGTGACGCTACCCGGCACGGCCCCCAATGTAGCTAAAGTGACGACATTTTATGGCTAAGTCAGCAGCATGGACGCGCAAAGAAGGGAAGAATCCGAAAGGCGGCTTGAACGCAAAAGGTCGGGCTTCCTACAACGCGGCGAATCCCGGGAAACCGGGGTTGAAACGTCCTCAACCCGAGGGCGGCAGCAGAAGAGACTCTTTTTGCGCCCGTATGAAAGGTATGAAAGCGAAATTGACGAGCGCAGAAACCGCAAGGGATCCAGATTCGAGGATTAACAAGAGCCTTCGGGCTTGGAACTGCGCTGATGGTGGGTATGTCACCAAAGCTGATGGTTGTGCGACCAAAGGCAAAACGAAGGGTAGATTCGTATGACCGAACAAACAGATAACGTAAAAAACGTACTGGATGTCGTAGCAGTGTTTACCACGCTTGGTACATTTTTGAACTTACTTACGCCCATATTTGGTTTGATTGGTGCAGTAGTGGGTGTCATGCGCATTTACGAAATGGCTACAGGCAAAGATTTTTCTACGTTGTTCCGTAAAAAGAAAGACGACAATGCCGAGCACGAGTAAGAAGCAACACAATTTCATGGCAGCGGTGGCCAACAATCCAGCGTTTGCTAAGAAGGTAGGAGTCCCGCAGTCTGTGGGCAAAGATTTTTCAAACGCCGATAAAGGCAAAACTTTTAAAAGAGGTGGTGATATGGCTAAAGCAAACCCTTTCATGGAAATGATTGCCAAGAAAAAAGCAGCGGCAGCAGGTAAAAAATCAGAGATGCCTTCTAAGATGGGCAAGCCTGTGATGAAAAAAGGCATGGACACTGCCAAAGACGGCATGAAGAAAATGGCTGCTGGTAGCGTGGCTTACGCTAAAGGTGGCGGTATCGAGTCCAAGGGTAAAACCAAAGGCAAGATGGTTACCATGAAGTCCGGCGGCAAATCCTGCTAATTTAAAGGAAAAATCATGGCGTATACCCCCAAACCAGATAGGGAAATAAAAGGTGGCAAGGCCGTGGTGTCTGCCCAAGAACTTGCGGACTTTAGAGAAAAGTTTGGTAAAGATAAGACTTTGCGTGATTTGTTGAACATGGACAAAGGCTTGCAACGCAAGTTAGAAATTCCAAAATCAATGCGCAATTTGCCAGACAACAAGAGCGCCGACAACCCACCTATCAGTATCCCCAAGTCAATGCGAAATTTGCCTGCAAATGAGCGCGACCCCAATATTGCGGACAAGGTAACTTCGGCCGTAAACACTTTTTATAAAAAAGGTGGTTCTGTTTCTTCAGCTTCAAGCCGTGCAGACGGTTGCGCGGTCAAAGGCAAGACCAAAGGTCGGATGGTATGAGACCCTCGCGTGGTATGGGCGACATCAGTCCCTCAAAGATGCCCAAAGGCGTTAAAAAACCACGCAGGGATGACACTGACTTCACCCAGTTCAAAGAGGGCGGGAAAGTTAACGCCGCTGGTAACTACACGAAACCGAGCCTTCGTAAGAAGATTGTGTCTCAGGTAAAGGCGGCGGCCACTCATGGCACTGGCGCTGGTCAATGGTCAGCCCGTAAAGCGCAGTTGGTAGCCAAGAAGTACAAGGCTGCTGGCGGAGGTTACAGAGATTGAAAGCGCCGCAGCAATCCCTTAAAAACTGGGGCGATCAAAAATGGAGAACCAAAAGTGGTAAAAAATCTTCTGACACAGGTGAAAGATACCTTCCTGAAGCTGCAATTAAAAGTCTTAGCCCTTCTGAGTACGCTGCAACAACGCGTGCAAAACGTGCTGGCAAAGCTAAAGGCAAACAATTCGTAAAACAACCACCCAAAGTGGCAAAGAAAACGGCGGGATTTAGATAATGATTTCTTTTATTCAAAGACAGCTAGACGCTTCTGAACGCATGTTTGAACTTATGCACAGAGACCACAAAGAACGCATGGAACAAATTGCGATGTGGGCTGATATGAACGACAGCCTTATGCGTAAGCTGGAAGAGCGAGACAAAGAAATTCAACGTCTGCAAGGTCTTTTAAAAGCGCATGAGACGGCGGAGAAAATTTAATGGCAACAACTTCTGGGTCAGCAGGCTTTAATTTAGACCTCACCGAACTGGTGGAGGAGGCGTTTGAGCGTGCGGGTTCAGAGTTGCGCACCGGTTATGACCTGAAAACGGCTCGCCGGTCGCTGAATTTGCTATTTGCTGACTGGGCGAACCGCGGTGTCAACATGTGGACGTTTGAGCAGGGCACGATTCCTCTGACTCAAGGCTTAAACACCTACGCAATCCCCACAGATACTGTTGATTTGCTGGATCATGTGATCCGAACACAGGCAAATGTCCAGTCAACTCAGTCTGATTTGACAATTACGCGCATCAGCGTTTCCACTTACGCCACCCTACCCAACAAACTAACCCAAGCAAGACCAATTCAGGTCTGGTATCAACGCTTGGATGGGCAAGTTATGCCTACAACAGCGGTTTTGTCTACTAGCGTCAACGCTACCGCAGACACAATCGTTTTGTCCAACGTAATTGGGCTTCCTGCGATTGGTTACGTTAACCTTGACAGCGAAACTATTTTTTACAACTACATTGACGGTAACACGTTGAGCAATTGCTTCCGTGGACAGAATGGAACAACGGCAGCTTCCCATACCGCAAGTGCCAACGCCAAGATTTACATCAATAACGTACCTCGCGTGACCATGTGGCCTACGCCGGACGGCTCTCAGCCATATCAGTTTGTCTACTGGCGTATGCGTCGCGTGCAAGATGCTGGTAACGGTGTCAATGTAATGGATGTACCATTCCGTTTTGTGCCTTGTATGGTGGCTGGATTGGCCTATTACATTGCGCTCAAAGTGCCCGGGGGTATGGACAGGCTGATGGTGTTGAAACAGCAGTATGACGAGGCTTGGATGACGGCGGCTGATGAAGATCAGGAACGTGCCGCGTTGCGTCTCGTGCCTAGGCAGATGTTCATTGGGGGTGGATAATGGGTAATCGGTTTGCCAGTGGCAAGAACTCGATTGCCATATGCGACCGGTGTGGCTTTGGGTACAAACTTACGTTGCTTAAAAAGCTTGTTGTTAAGACCAAGACGTATGACTTGAAAGTGTGCCCCCAGTGCTGGGATCCGGATCAGCCGCAACTCCAGTTGGGTATGTACCCAGTGGACGACCCGCAAGGGATACGCGATCCGCGTCCTGATTTGAGCTATCAAGTTTCTGGCTTGTTGGCAGACGGTTTCAACGGCGGTGGTAGCCGGGTATTTCAGTGGGGTTGGAACCCTGTTGGTGGATCGCAAGCAAATGATGCAGGGTTGACGCCAAATAATTTGGTGTTAGCCGTAGAACTTGGTACAGTAACGGTAAGCGTAACTTAAGGAGTTAATCATGGACAAAAAAGACTTAAAGCAGGACAAAAAAATGATCGCTGGCGCAGTGCACAAGCACGAGAAAAAGCTGCACCCCGGCAAGCCTATGACAAAGCTAGCCAAAGGCGGCAAGACCAATGAGATGATGAAGAGCTTGGGTCGTGGTATGGCTAAAGTGGCTAATCAAAGGGGCAAATAATGGCTAAATTCAGCATGAAACGTGACGGCAAAGAAGTTGGCCCAGCCAGCGTCTATGCCGAGCCGCACACTATGGACGGTAAGGCTATGAAAATTTCTCCTACCCCCGGCAAAGAACCCAACCGCAGCAAAGCCGACACGGTCAACATGAGCGTTGGCAACATCAGCAAAAACGTTGACAACAAGACAACTAAAACCGACGGCATCAAAGTCCGTGGTACTGGCGCAGCTACTAAAGGTCTGATGGCACGAGGCCCGATGGCATGAATTACACGACGTTGTATAACACGATTCAGTCGTACACGGAGAATCAGTTCCCCGATGTATACCTTGCGAGTGGGAGTACTGTGTCTGCACAGACGCAGATCAATACTTTCATTACGCAGGCTGAACAACGTATATACAACTCAGTTCAGTTCCCATCGCTTCGCAAGAACCAATACACCGCGATTACGGTAAACAACAAGTACATATCTTTACCGAATGACTTCTTGTCTGTTTACTCTCTGGCGTTGGTGACAGGTGTTACGGGCGCTGATTTGGACACCGGCACGTTCGAGTACTTACTCAACAAGGATGTGAACTTCATTCGCCAAGCGTATCCAGCGCCAAACGATAAGGGTGTACCCAAATACTACGCCTTGTTTGGCCCAACAATTATTAGTTCAGTAATTACAAACGAGTTGTCTCTTATTCTTGGCCCAACACCTGATGCCGCGTATTACGTAGAGTTGCATTACTACTACTATCCCGAGTCAATCACTACCGTTGCTTCTGGTCAGACATGGTTGGGTGACAACTTTGACACCGTTCTGTTGTATGGCGCACTGGTTGAAGCCTACACCTTTATGAAGGGTGAGGTTGACATTATTACTGGGTACGACGCTAAGTACAAAGAAGCCCTTGCATTGGCTAAACGTCTTGGTGATGGTATGGAGCGTAGTGACGCATACCGCAGTGGTCAGTATCGTCAAGCGCCTTTGCCGCAGAATAACGGGGTGCGTTAATGGCATTTACCGGCAACTTCTCTTGCAACACCTTGCGTAGTGGCTTGGCTAATGCGTCAATTAACTTGACGACCGACACGTTCAGGTTGGCTTTATACACCAACGATGCTACGTTAGATGAAACCACCACGGCGTACACTGCTACAGGTGAGTCGTCTGGCGGAAATTACGTCGCTGGTGGAGAGGTTGTTACTGCTACAGTTTCTTCTGAAGTCACAGCTTCTGGCAGTGTTGTGTATGTATCTTTTACATCTCCAGCGTGGACTGGGTCAATCACCGCCCGTGGTGCTTTGATTTACAAAGCTGGAGCAAATGGTGCAATTTGTGTTTTGGACTTTGGTAATGACAAAACATCTACCTCAACTTTCACCGTGACGATGCCTGCTAACACCAGCACGTCAGCACTTATAAGGATTGTGTAATGGCAACTGTGTTTACAACCAAAGGCGACATGGACGATTCTTTGCTTGAAAAGCGAGAGGGTACAGTCGATAATGACAACGAACTCACCACATGGGTTGAGTACTGGTTAGAGGGTGAACTTGTTCACCGTTCTGCCCATGTGACCCTGAAAAAAACAGCCGTCTTTGGTGGCGGTGAAACAGCTTCTTTTGCTTAAAGGATAAATCATGGCAAATACTCAATCAATGTGTACCTCGTTTATGGGTGAGTTGTTAACAGCAACGCACAACTTCGGTACTGCGCCTATTCGTGCAGCTTCTACCGCTGATACCTTCAGAGGTGCTTTGTACTTGGCTTCCGCCACCATCAACGCCTCAACCACCGTGTATTCATCGACAGGCGAAGTAACCGGCGCAGGCTATTCTGCTGGAGGCATTGTTGTAACAAACGCAACACCACCAACCGCAACCAACGCATCAGCAACTGCTGGGGTGGCCTTCTTTACACCGTCTGCCAGCTTGACTTACACCTCAGTGACTTTGACCACGGCGTTCGATGCTGTACTGATCTACAACGCATCACAAAGCAACAAGGCAGTAAGTGTCCACACATTTGGTTCACAGACCATCACAGCAGGTACTTTCACTTTGACGATGCCTGCAAACACCACAACAACAGCACTGTTGCGTCTGGCTACAACCTAAGCGGAGGCGGCGCAGGCCGTAAGCCATGTTTGGTATATCCGCATACGCGCAGTCACCTTATGCCGCTCTTGGCGAGACAGTAGTTGTTGTCGCCCTGTCGGGCGTAGCTGCGTCTGGAGATGTAGGGTCTGTAGCAGAAGAAAGTTCAGTTGCCCTGACTGGGGTCGTAGCCGCTGGTGATGTAGGCACTGTCGTTGTATCGGGGTCAACCGCAATAACAGGGGACGAGGCAACAGGTAGCGTTGGGACGGTTGTACAAAGTATCTCCGTTGAATTGACTGGGGTTCTATGCCACCCAGATATTGGCAATGTAGACGAAACCAACTTTCCATTGCTGGCTGGAGTTCACGCCAACGGTGAAGTTGGTACACCCGTAGCGGTTCTAACGATTGCTTTGTCTGGGGTGGCGGCTTCTGGAGCGGTTGGTACGGTAGCCAACGGTGGCGTAGAGGTTGCACTGGCGGGCGTAGAGGCGGCGGGTCTTGCTGGGACGATGATCTACAACGAGTCGGATGCAACAACCGGCGATGTAGCTGTAGGTGAAGTTGGTACGGTAGCCCCTGTAATTTCAGTTGCTTTGACAGGTGTCACAGCGTCTGGCGCGGTCAGTGCTGTTGACTACGCTCAGGTTGGGTTCTTGACCACGGACTCAGCAGAAGGTTTTGTTGGCACGGTTGGCCCTGTAGTTACTGTGGCACTGTCTGGGGTTCAGGCCGCTGGTTCAGTTGGTAATGTAATTGCTATATATTGGATATTGGTTGATGACAGCCAAACCTCAAACTGGCAAAATGTCAACAATTCTCAAACTGCTGGCTGGGCATTGGTAAACAACGCGGAAACAGCCGACTGGACTTTGGTTGAGACGGATTAAGGATTCACATGGCTTTTGTACTTGCAGACCGAGTTAAAGAGACGACCACTACGACGGGTACGGGAACAGTGACGCTTGCCGGTGCATCAGCAGGTTATCAATCCTTTTCAGCTATTGGTGACGCTAATACTACCTACTACACGATTGCAGCCCAGACCGGCACAGAGTGGGAAGTTGGCATCGGCACATACGCCTCATCAGGTACAACACTTGCCAGAACAACAGTTATTTCATCCAGCAACGCAGGCGCACTGGTCAATTTCAGCGCGGGTACAAAGGATGTGTTTGTCACCTACCCAGCAGAATTCACAGCAAACGCTGTTGGCGGTGGTATTGGCGCAGTGTTGCTTAACGCTACTACAGCCACGGTAAGCGGAACGGTTGCCACAGGACAGAATGGTTTCACTGTTGGCCCTCTGACAATCAACAGCGGCGTGACGATCACTATCGCTTCAGGTCAACGACACGTAATTATTTAAAGGCAAAAATGTCCACGATCAAGTCATCCACTACGTTAACCACTGCATATTCTGTTGAAGCAGACACAACAGGGGCGCTTGTTATTCAGACAGGTGCTACGCCTACCACGGCATTGACAATTAGTTCCGCTCAAGTAGTTACGCTGGCTCAAGTGCTTCCAGAAGCTTCCGGTGGCACAGGTACAACTGTTGGCTACAACGGCTTCAAGAATCGCATCATCAATGGTGCAATGAGTTTTTGGCAACGTGGTACATCTTTTGTAAGTCCAACAGTTGGAGGAGGTAATTTTTATACCGCTGACAGATGGGGAGCAAACCGTGCGGGTGACGTAGCAGGAGCAACTGTATCTCGAAGCACAGATGTTCCTTCTGGTTTTCAATACTCTTTAAAATTGCAACGTACTGCTGGAGATACATCAACCGCAGGCATCTATATATTTAACTCAAATGAAACAGCAAATACGATTGACCTTGCTGGACATCCTATAACTCTTTCTTTTTGGGTAAAGACAGGTGCAAACTATTCTGGTGGAGCGTTAAGTATCCAAGGATTTTGGGGTACTGGAACAGACCAGCGTGTTTATGCTTATACTGGGGCAACTACTTTTATAAATACAACACAAGCCATAACCTCTACATGGACTCGATATTCTTTTACAGGGACAGTTGGAGCAAGTTCTACTGAGGTGGGCTTTCAATTATTTTGGACTCCAACAGGAACTGCTGGTGCTGATGATTCCATATACATCACAGGCGTACAGCTAGAAAAAGGCTCAACAGCAACTAGCTTTGATTACAGACCTTATGGGGCTGAGTTGATGCTGTGTCAAAGATACTACCAAGCACCAGTAACAAGTGGATTAAACTTTTTTGCAGGATACCAAACAGCGGGGAATTATGGCCCATCTGCCTATTCTCAGTTTCCAGTTGAAATGAGAACAACCCCAACCGCAACCATTGTTACCACCTTATCAAATGTATCGTCTACAGCCAATTATTATGATTCAAGATCATTTCAAATAATTCCAACCTACACTGCTACAGGTTATGGTTTCTTTTACATCACTTCTCTAAAATTATCTGCGGAGTTATAAATGTATAAATTAATAAAAGGCATAAAGGGTGAAGTGTTTGCAGTTTTTCGTTTAGCAGACAACGCTCAAGTTCCCTTTGACCCTGCCAACATAGACTACCAAGCCTACCTTGAGTGGCTTGCAGAGGGCAACACACCACAGCCAGCAGAGGAACAACAATAATGGCATCAATCCTTAATGCCGACAACGGCTCAGTAAGCGGTTCAGCAGGGTTAAAGTCTACTGCTGACAGTAGCGGTGTGCTTGCACTACAGACCAATGGGACTACGGCAGTTACTGTAGATACTTCACAGAATGTGGGGATTGGTACGAGTTCGCCTACAGGAAAATTGGATGTAGTTGGCGATCAAGTTTTGCGTGGAAATTTTGGCATGACCACAGCAGGGTATGTTTACTCATATGCTGGTGGCGCAAATGGTTCAGTTCGTTCGGGTATTCAATTGGACGGAACAAACCAGCAGACCCTATTTTTCACAGGAACAAATGAACGTATGCGTATCGACTCCTCTGGTAATGTGGGGATTGGCACTGCTTCGCCAGCAAATCAGCTTAATGTAGTTACGACTTCTAACGGAGTTGCAAGACCAGTTGGCGTTAGAAATTTAAGTGCTGGTAGTTCAGCTTTTTCAATTATAAATGTTGGTAATGACACAAGCGCACTTAGTCTTGATATAGGTGTATTGAGTTCAACCAATGTATCCTATGGTGGCGTTGGTTCAACTATTATTCAAGCTAATACCGGCAACATGATGTTTGGAACATCAACAGCATACGCTACACAGTTTATTACAAGCGGTGTTGAACGTATGCGTATCAATGCGGGTGCTCCTATTCTATGTTTAGCAGGCGGCAGCACTACAGCCACTGGTACAGGCATAGCTTTCCCCGCAACTCAATCAGCATCAACTGATGCAAACACTTTAGATGATTATGAGGAAGGAACTTGGACTCCAGTATTTAATGGTTTTGGAGGCACTGGACTTACAGGAACAGGACAATATACAAAAATAGGTCGTTTGGTGAGACTTAACGCACAGATATCTGGATCAAGTTTATCAAGCACATTAGGCACTTCGTATATATCAGGACTACCTTTTACTGGAGCGCAAGCTAATGGCGGAGGTGCTAGTTGGTCATCTTCTAATACAGGGGTTACTTTTGCCAATGTATTGATTGTGACCAACGCTATTTATGCGCCTACTCAAGCCGCTACTGGCTCAACACTTTCATTTAACGCAACCTATTACGTTTAACTTTGACAGAAAGAAAAACAATGTCACTCACCAAAACAATCAACGTAGACCAAATTACAGTTACAGAAGATGGTACTGTTCTTTATCGTGAAGCTACACGCATCATGGAAGATGGCAATGAACTGAGCAAGACCTACCATCGAACAAGTCTGATACCAGCACAAGACCTCACAGGTGTTCCTGCTAACGTAGCGGCAATATGCAATGCGGCATGGACACCTGAAGTTATTGCGGCTTATCAGGCTCAAGTGGCTGCTCAAGCCGCACAAGCAACACAACTAGGGGCATAAGCCATGAGCTTAATTCTCTCAGGAACAGACGGCCTATCCGATATTGATGGTAGTGCCGCAACCCCTGCTATCAGGGGAACAGATGCAAACACAGGTATCTTCTTCCCTGCCGCCGACACCATTGCTTTCTCTGAAGGCGGTGCGGAGATTGCAAGGTTTGATAGTTCGGGCAATTTGGGGATTGGTACTGCTTCGCCAGTCAAAAAACTTCAAGTAAATGGTGATGTGCGTTTGGGTGATGGGGGTGGTACGGGTGCAATTTTTACTGATGCTACAAACGGCTTGCGAATCATGCTTCCGGCTAGTGGTACATCCAACACTGAAGCTATGCGGATTGATAGTTCTGGTAATGTGGGGATTGGTACTTCTTCGCCAGTTTCCACTTCAGGTACTTATGCAGTTCTTCACATAAATGGCACATCCGCAGGTGGTCAGTTGCATTTGACTGGAGGTGGGTCTGGAGCCGCTTCAACTGATGGGGCGGCTATCACTCAAGTAGGTTCTGATTTATTTATAAACAATCAAGAAGCTGGCAACACTTACTTTTACGATAATTCCAATTTGGCAATGACCATTAACTCCTCTGGTAATGTGGGGATTGGTACTACTTCGCCAAGTGCAAAGCTAGAGGCAAATAACGCAACTGCCGATGCAGAAGTATCTCGTTTTGAGGGAAACTATACAAATAACGGCACTGTTGTTTTAACAAACTGGCGGCGCTCTGGTGGCGCTGTTGCTGCGGCCATGCGTTACAACAACCTAATTAATGACATGGAGTTTGGCACAACAACAAGCCACCCTCTAGCATTTATTACCGGCAACACAGAACGTATGCGTATCTCCTCCACTGGACAAATGAGTACAACCAACGGTGCTGGTGCTGTGGCTTTGGCTTATGACGCTCGTGCTTGGGTGAACTTTAACGGCACTGGCACTGTGGCTATTCGGGCTAGTGGAAATGTGACAAGCATTACTGATAATGGTACTGGCGACTACACAGTTAACTTTACGACTGCCATGTCCGATGCAAATTATTCAACAGCAGGCAATGGTGGTTCATCAAACGCTATATTTACTTTTATTAGCGGAACAAGAAATAATATTGCTCAAACAACAACGGCGTACAGATTTGAGACAACTCAAGCAACTGGGGTAGCAACAGACTATCCTGTTGTTTGCATGAATGTCTTCCGTTAACTTAAAGGAACCAAAATGAACCAAAGAATTATTTACCCAACAGACGAAGGTGGCGTGGCTATTGTCATTCCATCGCCAGAAGCACTTGAGACAATGACCATTGAGGAAATTGCCGCCAAAGATGTTCCTGCTGGAAAACCTTTTAAAATCGTTAACACAGAAGATGTGCCGTCAGACCGCACATTCAGAGCCGCATGGGAGTATTCAGAATGATTACCATTAACGTAACCAAAGCCAAAACCATCGCCCACGACAAGCGCCGTGCCGCTCGGACTGAGGAGTTCAAGCCTTATGACGACGCTATTGCCAAGCAAATCCCCGGTCAGGCCGACGGCGCAGAAGCAGCAAGGGCGGTAATCAGAGCCAAGTACGCCGCAATGCAGACAGATATTGACGCGGCTTCTACAATAGACGAAATCAAAGCAGCAATGCCGCAAGGAGCAGCACCATGAGCAGCACATATTC